AATAAAAAGGACATACCGTTATGTTACATCCTCTTGGTAGTCAACCGGAATTGAACCGATGCCTTGTCTATCAACCTGTTCTGCCAGCCTAAACTATCTTCTACCTTATGCAAGTTACCCGGAATTGCACCGGGCTCTCCGCTATGCGGTATTCTCCTCTGTGAACTATAGCCTTGCAACTTAAATATACCATATCCCATTTATAAATTCAATTTCTTTCGTTTGCGTTCCCATTGCTGCAATACATTATTTACTAACTTTTCGTCTTTCCCAGACAATCCTGGATATGTTCCATATTCGTCATGTTCATATCCGTTATGAGTGTGTGGCAATGCTCCATTATGCTTCTTTCCTTTCACATCAATTTGCTTCACTCTTTCCCCTTCAGCATCATGAAATGTGATATATTTAATGTCGTTGAATTTATCTACTGTAGCATATACACGCCCTGGTGTCATTGTTTCCATCGGAGCCTTCGCTCCGCCATCATTGGCTCGGACTACTTTTACATTTCCGAATTGTGCAATGGTCTTGTACTCAGTTCCATATCGTTTGCCGCTATCGCTTATCCCACTACTCGCTCCTCTGCCGCCCATTAAATGTCTTTCCTTTCTCCGCGTCTGCCGCGTGTGCTTCTTCTCTGGTCTCCAGAACTACCACGCCCACCCAAAAATTGTAAATTTACTACCATTGTGATGCCTCCGCTTCATGCCATTTTTCACTAAACTGCTTTATGTGTATAATATTTTCCTTGCATTCATCTGGTACTCTGCCATAAAAGATAATCTGTGTAGGCTGTAACCGCTCCACCATCTCATGATAGCCATCCAGAAAACATTTTTTCTTTTCCTTATTGTTTTGTGTTCCAACGGAAGATACTGCAACAACACTTTGTGTAGGTTCTCCATCGAAACACCATTCAAATGATTTCTGATCACTCCAACAAATCGTAGGAATGACATTGATACCATGCATCTGCCAGTACGCACCCAGCCAATGCTTGCGATAATGATTGTATATCTGCAAGGCTTTCGGAAAGTCCGTATACAAGCTGAAATCTGGCGTTAATACGTACTTGAACCGCTGCAACATCGGAATATATCTATCTGCGTCTGTCCATACTCTATTGAACTGGTAATCATCCAGAAAGAAATGCACTGCCTTATCCTCTGGGTTCTTTGCACTTCTGGCATAGTTAAACCCGATAAATTCTGCATTATTAAATTGTATAGATTCTATTTGTGGTA